CATTATAGTGACTCCTCTGTGGCACCTACTTCTTCCATCTGGATACCTAGCGACTCATAGTCTACAGCGAAGTAGCCGTTATCCATCTCAATCACAGCTTGTGGGTAAAGCTCCATAACCTCGTCAGCCATCACACCTTCAAACACACGGTCATCACCGATGTAGTTAAACTGGTACTTGGTAAGGTCTATTTCTGGGTATTCGCCAACTGCGATAATATTCTCTTTCAAGCGACGGTCAGAAAATGCGCCGTATGCGCCTAAGCCAGCACCGAGGGCGGTACCCAACATCTCTCCCTGAGTCGCCATGCCTTGCATGTGCGCTTGGTTTTGCATGTTAAGCATAGAGCCGTAAGTCTGACCAGCCTGACCAAGACCTTGCATGTAAGCAGCGCCGGGTTGTTGCATTGACCCAAGACCAGCAGATCCCGCACCAGTTGCGCCAGCGTAAGCTTGTAAAGCGCCAGTAGCCAGTGGGTTGCCCATACCGATTGCAGCAGCTTGCAGTGCCCGACCTTCTTGGCGAGCAGAGGTTTGTGCTCCAGTCATAGCGGCAGCGCGTTGTGCAGACTGTTGTAGTAGGGCAGCTCTATCAGCACCGCGTGCAGCACCGGAGTTAGGGTTAACACCCCGAGCGGCTAATCCACGTGCCTGTTGGGCTTGCAAGTTACCAAATGCTTGAGCAGATGCTGCGGCAGCTTGGCCAGCCAACTCTTGGCGTCTGGCGTCTGTGTTGAATGCTTGCGCTTCTGCAACGAACTGATCTTCCAATGGCCTAAACAGTCCAGTCAGTCTCGCGCGGTCTTCCGCTGCAAAGTCCATCTGTTGCTGTTGCGCCGACATCTGAAGTCCAGCCACTTGCTGTGCGATAGGTAAAATGTCAGCATACTGTTGTTTGCTAAAAGATAACTGCTCTCTAGCAATCGCCTCCATTCCACTATAGTCTGGTGCTGGTGCGCTCTTCTTGCCCATACTTTAAGCCTCCTGTAGCCACCTGCATTTGTCGGGCCACAATACTAAAAACATCATGTCAGCGCCGGGAGCGCCGTCTTTCATTACGAATTCTTCCTCGAAACCGAGCTTCTTGTCGAACGCGATAGTCGCTGGTTCGTTGGTAGGTACCATACCTGTTAGGCGCTTGAGCTTGCACTGATTGAATGCATAGTCTGCGACGGCTCTGAAAAGGGGTATGATAAGTTTTGTGCGTTTCTTTATCGCGATGTGAGCAGTAGCATTAGATTCGTTGTAGTTATTCACGACCACACCAGCAACGATCTCGCCTTGGCTTTCAACACCAAATGCGTAGAAGCTACCCCAGCCACCGTACTGACCGACTTGTTCAGCGACCCAGTCACCGACTCGCTCTTTTTCATACAGAACTAAGCTAGAATATGTCATGTGCTAATTATGCCTCAATTCGGAGGTATAGGCCATACTACATCATCTAAACTGGTGATATCACTAACATTTTGAGGTAAATCTCGCAACTGCTGCCTGTATGTAGCCCACCACCCACGCTCTGTTTCGTTCAGTGGAGAATCAGGCATCTGCGTCCAGTCACTTGATTTTAGCAAGTCATCACGTATAGCGCGCACTTCAGCCATAAAAAGCTCAGCGTTAAACACCCAAGAAAAATTAGACCATTCGTGGTAATTACTAGGCTTTGGTTCTCGCACCTGCCAAGTATTTCCATCCCAATATTGTGTAGCTATAAACTCATGGGGATTAACATCCGCCGGTATGTAAAGAGGTGTATAATCGCCATATTTCTCACCGACTAAAAAATCTTGGCTTGTACCAGCAGACATTATGTACGCTACTTGTCCGCCGCCATCTACAAACGCAAACTGTTTCATAACTATCCCCTTAACCTCATTATTAAATACGACATAGTCAGCGCAAGTGGCTGTGGTGAGTTTAGACCAAAAGTTCTAGATCTGTTTATATGAATCCTACCAGAAGTTGATGTAACCCAGTCGTAGTAATAGTCAACATGAGTCCTAGCTCCAAAGTAGCCCCAAGACATAGTGCCGTTCAATGCAACGTAGTACTTATCTAAATATGGAACTACGCCAGTGCTAGATGGGTAATATATAGCTGTAGTCGTAGTATCGGAGGCTGGTATCTCACCAACAGCAACTACCTCAAAAACCTTGTTGTTAGAAGTAGCGCTAAATAAAACATTAGAAGCGCCGTCGTATACTTCAAAGCCATACCCGGTACTTGCAGACGCAGTGGTTTCAAATGGATCTACAATAATGTAGTCGCATGCGTACTCAAATTTCTCATAAGTATACGGAGCAGCAAATAAGTTAGGAGCCCTAGAAACGTACCCGTCTGTGTTGTTAGGCGCTTTCGCCATAACTAGAGTGCCAGATGAGTAACCGCTTGGTGGATATGCTGTACCTGCTGCAACAGATATAGGTGCTTCGTTAGCGTTAGCTACATAAAAGTTAGAGTAGTTTTCGTCTATTACTACCCTACCATCACTATTACTTACTACTACACCATATGACATATATTAGCTCCGCAATATCCAATACTCGTAAGACATATTAACAGCCGAAGTGTTCTGAATTGTGAAAAAACCGGTAAATTTGCTTACGTTGTAGGCTAACACGCTAGGCCCAGTAGAAGGTATAGGCGCTACCAACACGTTCCACGAATCATTGTTTGACATACCAGCTACAAAAACAGTAGTTGTTTGCCCTGAATTAGCACTCGTAGTACCTAATGCAACAAATCGTGGCAATCTTTTAGTAATAGTTATAATTGCTACACCATAAGCATTGTATACTTCCAGACCGTATGCACCGCTAAGTACGCCGTTAAGTGACAGATCGGTTGTACCACCAACGCTCCCAAATGGGTTACTAACAACATTCCAATAAAAACCAACGCCGCCGTCAACAGTAAAGCCGTTAACTATAGCGCCGCTAGAAAGCGTTGTGCTACCTACGGTAATAGAACTAAACACACCGCCATAAGTTTGCCAGCCATCAGACGCAGATATATTTGGGTTATCCAAGCGCAAATAAACACGGTTGTTGGGTGATTCAGCTGCCCAGCGTATCGCATGCACTATATACTCTTTGCCGTCTAATCCGACAAAAACGCTTGACCCGATATCACCATAAAACGCGTTGGGGCCACTGTCATGTCCATAGTAGGTATAGCCAGTTAGATCAAAATAAAACTCACCAACTGTGATAGGTAACACAACATTTGCCATACTAAACGCTCAAATTACCCAATTTAACTCGCACATTGCCACTAGCGTCATATATCTTTATCGCACCTGATGCGTCCATGTAAATAGAGTTTGCAGTGCCGTCATTGCTAGCGGATATAGCCAGCTCATTCGCGCTAATCGCCCCAGCGGCTATTTCGTCTCCGGTTATAATGTTAGCGCCTATCTGTTCCGCTGTAATTGTATTAGACGTTATGCGATTAGCATCTATAGACCCAACTCCAATGCGCTCTGCATTTAAAATTCCAGTAGTTATTTTCTCAGCGTTGAGGCTGGATATCTTAGCATCGTCGATGGCAGCCTCACCGATCTTGGCATTTGTTATCGTACCATTAGCGACAAACGCGTCGCTTATATACACACCTGCCGGAACTAAAACGCCATTTATCGTCGTTGCGGTAGTGATGACACTAAACGGAACAACAGGATCGCCAGTATCAGTAGCGCCTTTTAGGATAGCAAAACGATCAGCGTTAACTATAAACTCGCTTACTATTTCGCCAGCATCGTTGGGTGCAGACGCAAGTCCATACCCAGCTACTGCGCCGTTATTGTCTATTTTAACTGTATACTTTGCGTTAAGGCCGTCTATTGATTCAGCTGCTGCTTCTACAGCTGCGGCGTTATCACCAACAGTAGTCGATAGTTGAAATATAGAAGACGCTTCAGTTGTACCATCCGGAAACACTTCCGCGGTTACAAGATCTATTGCTCCCGCATTTGCCGATAATCCAGTGGTTTCGTCTTCAACGGCTGCTTGTATAACACTAACTCTAGCAACAGTAGCAGATAAACCAGTTTCAGTATCGTTAACTGCTGTTTCAATTAGATCCAATGCATTAGCTGTAGCTGCTACACCAGTGGTAGGATTGTTAACCGTAGTCTCTAGCGTACCAACACGAGTCACAGTAGCAGATAAACCAGTTTCAGTGTCTTCTACTTCTGTTTTTAGCGAATCAAGCGCATTAGCTGTAGCTGCTACACCAGTCTCTGCGTTATTAACTGTAGTCTCTAGCGTACCAACACGAGTCACAGTAGCAGATAAACCAGTTTCAGTGTCTTCTACTTCTGTTTTTAACGAATCAAGTGCATTAGCTGTAGCTGCTAAACCAGTTTCTGCGTTATTAACTGTAGTCTCTAGCGTACCAACACGAGCAACAGTAGCAGATAAACCAGTTTCAGTATCGTTAACTGCTGTTTCAACTAGATCCAATGCATTGGCTGTAGCTGCTAAACCAGTAGTAGGATTGTTAACCGTAGTCTCTAGCGTACCAACACGAGTCACAGTAGCAGATAAACCAGTTTCAGTATCGTTAACTGCTGTTTCAATTAGATCCAATGCATTAGCTGTAGCTGCTACACCAGTTTCTGCGTTATTAACTGTAGTCTCTAGCGTACCAACACGAGCAACAGTAGCAGATAAACCAGTTTCAGTGTCGTTAACTGCTGTTTCAACTAGATCCAATGCATTAGCTGTAGCTGCTACACCAGTTTCTGCGTTATTAACCGTAGTCTCTAGCGTACCAACACGAGTAACAGTAGCAGATAAACCAGTTTCAGTATCGTTAACTGCTGTTTCAATTAGATCCAATGCATTAGCTGTAGCTGCTACACCAGTGGTAGGATTGTTAACTGTAGTCTCTAGCGTACCAACACGAGTCACAGTAGCAGATAAACCAGTTTCAGTATCGTTAACTGCTGTTTCAATTAGATCCAATGCATTAGCTGTAGCTGTTACACCAGTAGTAGGATTGTCAACCGTTGTTTTAAGAGCTTGAATAGCTTGCGCAGCAGCAGACGTACTAGTGGCGTCGATTGTATTTATCTGTGTAATGGCAGCAGCGTTTTGGCCAACAAAGTCACCTAAGCTAGTATAGTCACCTAGCAACTGCCAGTAATTAGTATCAGTTGGTAGATTACCAGTAGTATTTGCTATAGCACGGTATAGTTTATCATCGTAGGTTACTTGGTCACCAATAACGTAAGACGCAGTATTGTCGTACGCAACAACCGCCAACAAGTCGTTAATTTGGCTCTGTAAGCTTTGGCTTGCTGCGTTTAAAGCGTCTGCCCTAGCTTGCGCTTCTGCGGCAATAGCGTTGGCCCTAGCTAAAGCTTCATCAGCATCTGCGGCGGCTCTTGCTGCAGCTTCACCGCTTATAGCTGTGGCTCTTGCTGTAGCTTCGTCGCTTATAGCTGTGGCTCTTGCTGCAGCTTCATCGCTTATAGCTGTGGCTCTTGCTGCAGCTTCGTCAGCTATTCGCTGGGCCACTGAGCCCAATAAAGAAGCTGGACCGTCTATTAGATCTATCCTGCTAGAAAGATCCTCCGTTAGTTCTGATTCAGAAATGGCTTCAGTGAGCACTTCTAAAAGATATTCTACATCTACAGCTGTGTCAGCACGGGTGCCACCTACAGAGTTAAACGCCCCAGCAGTGTTATCCAAGTTCACGTTTCTGGCCCAGTAGTACCTGCCAGAGTTGCCGCCTATGCTATCAGCAGTAACTGCACCGCCTGCCGTATATAAGAGAGTAGCGTTTTCCAGATTATCGTAAGAAGAAGGGTCCGTAACTACACCATTATCCCAAATATCTGAGCCCCAGATCTCTGTGTAGGCATGGCCGGGGTAGTTGGGCATATCCCAGTCAAGAATGACAATCCTATAAGCGCCTGTAGCAGTAAAGTTGGTAACAACGGGCGGTATGCCGTATTGATTCTCTGAGTCGGTAGCTGCTGGTGAACCGTCAGCGTTAAGCAAACCTATACGCTTTAGAGACGACTCATTTACGTAGTCTTGCTTCTCTATCCGGTTTAAGACATCACGAACGCGATCTAAGTAGTTACGAACATCTCTAGGTATCTGCGATGTAATTGTTGGTAAGCTGCTACCACTTTCTCTAGACATTAGCCAATTCTCCCATTGATTGCGCTAACGCAACGGAAAACACTTCAGAAGTCCCTTCTACTTGGAACTCCCAGTCACGCGCTGATATCGGTGGCAGTCTAAATGGGAATCTATTGGCTACAGTTTGCGTGTGTATAAGCGAACCATCAGCGTATACTTTGAGTGTTACTGGGTAGCTTTCCGCCTCTACTTGCGCACACGACATACCTAGCACTTGCGGCATAGTAAATACTTTTGACTTCCACACATAACTTAATTCGCTGCCGTCATCCCAAGGCTGGATACTCGTTGTGTTTTTGACATACAGTTTATCGTTGCGCAAAGACTGGTATGCAACCGGGTAATAGCCATCCCTAAAGGAGAACTGTCCAGTAATCATGTCAAATACAAAACTGCCCTGTGTCGTGCCGTTATCGTAGAACGCTATGTACTTACTATCATGATGATACGCCTTAACTGACTCTGGGCTAATCTGAGACTGCCACTGGTCATAGGTGAACATGTTTTCCGTAAGTATGCGCGACCCACCAGAACTAAGCAGGACTAATCCGTCAGGAGAAGCGAATATCACAACACCGTTAAAGCTAACAATGCTAAGCTTGGACGCACACGCCTGTTCTATGTCTGACTTAACTACCACCATAGAATCTGGGTTTGAGCCCTGAATGAAGTACGGCGTACCCTTAGTTAACACAGCTAACGTGGTGTCCATTCTACCGAACCCAACCACGGGATAGTCAAGCGTCTGTCTATACTCGTCTGGCCATGCATGCGGTACATAGGGCTCACAGAAGTAAACGTCACGACTAACAAACCCAGCCATAATACCGTTAGGCAAGTTAATTAGCCCTGCCATGGTGTCTGGCGGCGGTAGCCAAGTGAGCGACGGTATTTCTTCTGCCAAGTCGGACGGGTCTACAGAGTCAGTGTATCCACCAAGCGCCGTAGCAAGTGTTATCTCAGCAACGAATAAGAATATGCCTTCAGTCGATCTATATATCCTTACAGCATCCGCAGCATACGGCGATGTTGGGCTAGCGAAACCTGTCAAAGATACATCTTGGCCGGGATACACATCGACCGAGTTAGAAGACGGTGCCGGTGCAGATTCTATAGATCTAGCGCCTACATTGCGTACATACGTATATGTATATACACGGGTCTCTTGTACTAAGGTTGCAGCATCTTCTGGCGCTGTGCCAAGTGAAGTAATTAGGCCAGAAACTGGGAACGCTTGGCCAAGTGGGATTGGTGACGCCGTATAACCAGCACGAATAGCTTTGGGGTAGCCACTGCCAGTATAGAAAGTCCACTCCTCTGTATCACCGTTGATCTGGCTACGAGCTACGTCAACATCGGTAGTCCAGTACAACCAACCAGCAGATTCGTCTACGCTGTCTTGGCCAAACTTATAGATGGTCTGCGCAGCGGCGTTTATAGTAGCTACTGAAGTCCCAAGCCCTTTTGCAGGTATAAGTGTTCCACGATGTACTTGTGAGTTATACGCAGTTTGCGCTTGAGCGTCTTGCAGTAGGCGAGGTGGCGTCTTTGGAGATATCCCGTTAAACGCACGAACAGTTATCGCTGCCATGACAATATCCTGATAAATATGTTGCTAGATTATATTACAGGATGGTATGCCGATCTACCAGAAGAAAAAAGCCCCGTGGGGTGGCGGGGCAAACTATGGAGTAACTAGAGGAACTATGACGTTCGAGTACTAATCTAAACCAAATACTGGCCAGTTTCAACCATATAACTTAATTCTTTTGCTCTATCGCCCACTTGCTTAGCCCACTTGCTGTTTAGCATCTCTGCCGCTGCTTGTGAGTACTTACCTTCAGCAACGTATTTAAGTGTATTACGGAAACCTAAGAAGTTAGGCAAGCCAAGATTAAAGCACATGTCAATTAGCGCCTCTTGGCGCACTTGGTCTAGATTGGTAAACCAAGAAAACACAGACAACTCTTTGTAGCAGCGTTCTATGTCATTTTGTAATAAGAAGTCCACTTCTGCATCTGATAGGCCCATACCAACGCCTTCACGCAAACAGCGACCAACGCCAATAGTCTCGTAACCAAGGTGGTCTTCATAAACATAGTTGCGTACACCCTCGTGCCGCTTGAGCATATCAATTAGTTTTTTCATTTCCACTTAGCTAATGTGCGTATACCAAAAGAGGCCGCTACAGCCGCGCCGAGAAATGCTTTGTACCAATCAGGCATACCCTCTAGCACGTCAAATCCTGCGCTGACGATTGGAACCATTTCTGGAATAAATGCCATCACAAGAGGCACTGAGAATAGCAAGGTAAACCATTCATCTTTGAACGATGCGCCAGAGTTACTTGCTTGGATGTTGTCCCAGTTCGCCTCGTGCTTGATTACCTCTAATTTACGCTCATGTACAGCTTGCTTCTCCTCAGCTTTGTTCTTGAGGTAGCCACCAGCTAAATTAACGATTGGGCCAATCAGTGCTTGCCACATATTAACCCCTTAAAACCGCGCTGGATATCATGAAGATAGCGTAAGAGCCTATGAGTCCAAGACAGCCAGCAACAACAATACTTGCATATTGCCAGCGTTTATTGATCTTCTTAATTCTTTCGTTGCGCTCTAAGAGTCTAGCCTTGCGTGCTTCTGCTTGAAACTTAACGAAGTCATCCCATAAGCCAGCTCTACCGTAATACTGCATCAACTCTCTGAGTTCGTCTTCGGCTTGTTTAATCTGCTCAAGTGCTGCAAACTCTTCAGCATCACTCGTAAAACTGTTCTTCTTTGCTTGCCGTAACTTAAGGTCTTCTTTGGCTGTAGTCATCTGACCGATAAAACTAAAACAGTCGGTCAAATCCTTTCCATTGGCTACAAACTCTTTTACTACCGAGTAAGCAGTATTAAACGCGGCAAGTTCCGCAATCACTTGTCCGCCTTGTGATCTTGCATGAGTTTAAGTATCTGACGGATATCCTGCCTCTGCTCCTCAACCATTTTCAAAATGTGCTTCTGATCTGAATTTAGAACGGCTGTGTCCTTCTGGATATCGGAGATTGAGGCTTGCATTGCAGTCTGACGTTCTTGTAACTGCTTGATTTGCAAATCTGCTGCTTCTTGACCATTGGCTAGAGTCGCATAAGCCACGCCACCAGCAAAAACAAGCGCGCAACTGGCGGTTAGTACCTCTGCGGAAATTACTTTATTCCAGTCAACGGCCATAGCATCATTTCTCGCTTAAAGGTTGCGTAGTAATGAATCTAAGTATAACTATACCACTAGCTATTGCACAGCCAATGATAGCTTGCACCCATGGGCTGGGTATGAATCCTACGAAGCCTTGAAGTACAGACAGCACAGCAATAGCTATACCATACTGTACTGTTTTGGATTTTAATGCTTGCTTTACCATTGGACGCTACCATAAAAATCAGTTATGGGTATTGTACTATATGCTCACTAATATACAATAGATGTCAGCCACGCAAGTGGTTACTTAATTTGAGCATACCTATACGGAGCGAACATGACTGAACAAGCTAGCAACGTCATTAATATCAATGGCGAAGAATATAACTACGATGATCTTTCTGACACCGTCAAATACTGCATTGCGCAGATCAATGACTTACGTACTCAGTTAGACGCAGCTAAAGCGCGTGTTGACCAGCTAAACATGGCACACGATGGTTTCTTGAACTTACTTAAGATCGAGATGGAAAAACCACAAGAAGGCGAGCTAGCCGATAAAGTGGTATAAGTTAGGGGGCTATGCCCCCTTTGCTACGGCTTAGTAGGCCAGTCGATTGTGTAAGGAAAATCTGGTTGACTTGTTATATCACGCAGAGCTTGTCTATACTCTGCCCAAGCTTGTTTTTCTTCCACTGTTAAAACAACATCAGTGACGTGCGTCCAGTCACAATCTCGTAGTAACATATTTCTTTCAGCCCTGTATGCGTCGCTTATTTCTATAAGTTGCTCAGGCGTTAGTTGTTCAGCCATTCTAAATTCCTCAAGCTATCGCTATGTAAAGGTATGATGACCCACTAGCATTAACGTTACCAGACGATCCTTTTACAGTGAACCCAGTTGAGTTAAAGTCTGTGTTATAAGTAGTGCTGTCGATCTCAGCTATATTTAAATCAAAGAACAACGCGACTGACCTTGGATTAGTAGTATCTCGAAGATTATCTAGCACAAGCCAGTCAGAAGTACTGTTGGCGCGCTTCAGTAATACAAAGGATGGTTCAAACCCGGTGGTAACTGTAACCCCAGTAGTAGTATTGCCGTTGCCAGTATATGTACCTATTTTGGACACACCAGCCACACTAGCGAAACAATAAGCGGTATATCTAACCGCTAACTCTCTATGTACCCACGCCTTGAATGTAGTGGCAGTGCTTGCATAGGAGGTAGACGCCGTTGTCGCAAATCCAGCATTAGTGTTTAAATACGCGTAGCCATAAGCACCTGTACCCAAAGCAGTACTTCCAGTACCCTGAAGACCCACTAGATTAGAGGTTCCAGTAACTACAACACCCCAAGAACCTGAAGTAAGTTTGGATTTTCGTATAGTTACTTCTGGAACAACGCCTAGCCCGTGCCCTATTGTATCTAAAAAACTGCCTTCACCTGCGTAGTCTACAATACTGAACCCTAGTTCGGGGTTAGCGGATACACTACTAGTAATGGTGCCATCTGTATTAGTAACAGGAGAACCACCAGCCTGCCATGCGTAAGCTACGTAGTTATCGCCAGAGTTGTTAAGAGAAAGTGATGACCCACCCAGAGAAAAACCAGTGGATGTGAGCGCTACAGTATTAGTGTTTTGTGCTGCTTGTGCGGAAGTAACATCTGTCCATATCGGATAATAGTCCCCACGAACACGGTCAAACAGGGTAGGCGAACCAGTGCCGCCTCTACGCTTAATAATAACCATGTCTGGCTCAAAGCCAACACTAATACTTTGTGTAGAGCTGTTTCCACTATACAGAGTCACACTAAACTGGGAAGCACTCGCACCATAGAAGTCGCCGATGCTTATAGCACCAGACGCAGGTATTCCACTGGCCGCCCCATAATACTCAGACAGGCTGATAGGATTGCTCCCACCAAACTCAGTTTGTATATCGTTTAGGCTAATAGGCCCTGACGTCTGGAGTGCCATTCATTTACTCCGCAGGAGTCGGCTCAGCAGGTACTTCTTCAGGTGCTGGTGCCCAAGGCAAGTCTGCATCAACAATGGTTTGCTGATCTATTTGCTTTTGGATCTGGCCGTTAACGTGTTCTTCGTACGAGCCTACAACAACTGCCTGTATCCAACCGAGTACGTCTGCTTCAGTTAAGTCTTCAAACGGAATGTAGTCTTCCGCTGACTCATCGACATCGAAAGGCGTAGCACCAGAGAAAGTGCCAGTGTTGCCATCCGCATCAGTACCAGTCTTTTTCCAGTACGTCTGCACAACCCCACCACCGTTAGTGGTTTTAAGTCCTGTGACTTCCCATGTGTATTCCATACTATTTCTCCTTCAGAGATTTGATTTCAGTTTGCAACGCCTCGATCTGAGACTGTTGTTCTTTAATGGCCTCGATAAGATAGCCTACTATATTACCATAAGCCACAGACTTGAATTCACCTTCGTTGTTTACGAGTTCTGGGGCCACTTTCTCAAGCTCTTGTGCAATTACGCCTGACCCTTCTTTGCCGTCCTTAGTGAACGAAACCCCACGCATTTGCAGGACTTTTGAGCCATCAAGAGTTTTGATGTTTTCTTTGAGCCGCTCATCAGAATAAGCAGTTATGTCGCCAGTAGCTTCTACAGTACCGTTAGATCTTATCCATACACCGTTCGCGTTTAATGAATTTTTAACATGAAGACCGTTACCAAGTACAGATCGAATAACCATATAGTTGGTCGAGGTATCGCCGTATATATAGTTTTCATAAGCGTAGTTGGTGCCAGAGTACACATTTATAGTAGCACCGTCATATACTTCTAATTCCGCTGTCGCGCTGGCAAGTTGGACTACATTAAGCTTTGAAGTGCCGTTTGGATTTAAGTAGTAGTTTGTATCGTTAGAATCGTAGAAGATGGGAGAGTATAAATAGCGGTTTGAGTCTATGACCTGAGAGCCAGACATATACAACCCAGTGCCCAGATAAAGATTCGCAAACTGTTGTGTTGAAGTTCCTAGAGAGATGATGTCGTTTGAAATTGCTCCATTCCTGACTGGCGAGATAACGCCTGAAGTTGGGTGGAATCGTAAGCCGCTACCTGACGTCGTGCCAGATTGGATGTACAGACTGTCCCCACCCTCAGAGCCAAGGCTTCCAATCACAGCGCCATCCTTGTTTAGCTCAAGGATATTCCCGTTATCGGTAGTACGGTTAAGGCGCATGACTTTTGCTGAATCTGTTGTAACTTCAACCGCCTTGCCGTTTTCGTAAAGAAATCCTTCTGTGGCAAATGTTGTTACACTTTTCCCAACAAGCAAGTTGCCAGAGCTGTCGATGCGGAGGCGTTCTGCCGTATTTGTGGTAAAACGCATGGAGTTGTCTGACATTGAATATCCAATGCCGCCGATGTCGTTGTCCGCCGCTTTACCAAATAAAATACTGCCAAGGTTTTCTGTGCCGATGGTTAGGCCGCAGTTTGAGTTATTCTCAAGAACAAGTTCGTCGGCATTTGAAGCAGGTGTAATACCTGTTCCTGAAGGCTGCGTTTCGACGTGTAGCTTGGCAAGAGGCGAACTAGTACCAATACCAACGTTGCCGTTTGCATTTAGATGTAATGCAACGGTATTTGCATCAGCACCTTCAGAAGGCATGTCAACTAAAAATTGAAGTGAGCCTTCTCCGCCAGATGGTCCAGCGATTGCACGAATTTTACCCATGACGCCAGCAGTATTATCTGTATCATCAGAATTGTAAAACTCTATTTGACCAATAACATCTCCCTGAGATGCATTTCCCGTTCCTGTAAATCTAAGTATTGTGGAAGAAGATGCAGTAGCGCCTGCTAAGTCTAATAGAGCATTCGGAGAAGTAGTGCCAATACCTATCTTACCATCTGCAGTTACAACCAAGTCTTTATTAGCAGTGTCTCCAGATAAATATAAATGAGCCTCTGAGGAAGTACCTGTTCCGTTTGGATCAGGATCAAAGCCTATGTTTGCAG